AAACAATTAGCCCAAGTTACGAATCCGCAAAGGGAAAGTAACTGGGTCGATCCGTAGGCAAACAAAGGCTTATATCCTTGCACACGGGTCTGACCCGAACCAAATAGACGAAGAAACATTTACCGACATTTGCATAATGTATGCAGATGGGCTAATTGGCAATCGTGCAATTCTGGAAGTATTAGGCACATTGACGGCTGGTCAATTTAATTCAATGTTGCCAAAAGGTAAGCCAAGTTATAAATTGCAAGATATAATACCTAGAGTGTATGGGTATATTTACCCGCCATTAACAGAACAAGATAAGAAGGCGCAAGTTAATGAGCAATTATTAACATTTATGTTAATGAATCCAAAAGCACCAAAAAGTCTGTTCAAAGGAAAATAAATGGCAAATATCGCAAGTCTTGGGGTTAAGTTAGGCATAGATACAGCCGACTTTACACAAGGCATCGAAAAAGCCAAAGAAGCCTTACAGAATTTCAAAGAACGGGCTGGCGAGTTACTGTCCGTTGCCGCATTTGCTGAAATGACAAATAAGGCAATGGAATATGCAGATTCCGTTGTTAAAACAGCAAAAGCCAATGATGTAGCGGTTGCATCCGTTTTAAACCTATCATCTGCCCTGATGAAAAATGGCGGTGATGCCGAAGAAACTAGCCGTATTTATTCTGGATTTACTCAAAAAATTGAATCTGCCGCATTAGGTAGTGGCAAGGTTCAAGAAGCATTTGCCAGGTTAGGCGTTTCCCTAAAAGACCTTAAAACGCTATCTGAGGAAGATTTATTTAATAAAACCGTACAAGGTCTTGCAAAAATGCAAGATTCTGCGGAACGGAATGGTTTGGCGTTTCAAGTTCTTGGGCGTGGAATCAGGGGCGTTGATATTAAAGGATTGGCGGCAGACCTTGTTGAAGGCAAGGGCGAAATGGACAAGTATGCCCAAGCTGTTACTCAAGCACACGAATTAAGCATTAAGTTAAAAGAAGCATCACACCAGCTTACATTAGAATTTACTAACGCAGTATTCCCATCGCTACTACAGCTTTATGATGCGTTGCATAAAGATGCTACTGCTATACAGTTTTTTGGCGAAGTATTGCAAACAACGGCTGAAACAGTTGCCGTAGTATTTAAATATACGGCCACAGTCATTGTTGGATTCTTTACAGAAATACAAGGCGTTATTGCGGCCACCACCGATGCTATTCACGGTGACTTTTCTAAAGCATTGCAAGACCTAAAAGACTATGACGATAAAGTCAAAAAGATGGCTGAATCCGATGAGGAATTTGCCCAGAAGATTTTAAATCGTTCAAAAGAAACACCAAAGCAAGAGCCACAACAAGATGTAAACAGACCAGTTACATTTGCTGGCGAAAAACAGTTATTGCAAGCACAAGATTTATCTAAAGAGTATGCAAGACAAGCGGCCATTCAGTTTCAAATGTTATCTGCTAAAGAAGCCGAAACACATCTTACTAAAAATCAAAAAGATTATGTTTCTGAAATTACCAAAGTGCTTACAGAAATGCAAAAGGCTTTGGACAATGTTGATAAAAAGATTGCCACAACCGATCCATCAACTGCCGCTGGTCAAGCTGTAATTAAAGCCCTTAAAGAGCAAAAACAACAAATTATTGACACCGCAGAAACTTATGTCCAAAAGACAGAAGATGAAGTATTAGCAACGCAAAAATTACAGCAATCATTTAGTTATGGTTGGCAAAAAGCATATGAACAATATGTAGAGAATTCAAACAATGCGGCAATGCAAGCGCAAGAAATGTTTAATGCTATTACCAATTCAATGACTAATGCGTTAGAAAAGTTTGTAGAAACTGGCAAATTAAACTTTGGCGATTTAGCAAAAAGCATTTTGGCAGATATGTTAAAAATTGAATTGCGGGCGCAAGAAATGAAGTTATTTCAAGCCATTGGATCAAGCATTGGTGGATCAATGGAAGAAGGCGGTATGCTATCTGGCATTGGTTCATTGTTTGGTTTTGCTGATGGTGGACAACCGCCAGTAGGCGTACCATCTATTGTTGGTGAGAATGGTCCAGAATTGTTTGTGCCACAAACCGCTGGTACTGTAGTGCCAAACAATAAATTGGCTGATGTTATGGGCGGTTCAAATCAACCATCTGTAGTTTATAACGGCCCTTATATTCAACAAATGTCGGCCATTGATACGCAATCAGCTACGCAATTCTTGGCTAGAAATCAAAACGCAGTATGGGCGGCCAATCAATCTGCCCAACGATCATTACCGCAAAGTAGATAAACATGGCAGATATAAGCACGATTTTGGCAATGTCAGAACAAGTAACAATTATGGATCAACGATTGGTTGGTCAAACTATTAGTCGTAACCAGCGTATTTCTACATCAGAAATTGTTACTGTTATCCCATTTCAATTTACTTTTAAGCCAAATGCATATCAGCTTTATAGTCAAAATCGTAATCTATTGGCTAATTTGCGCTACTATGATAAATCATTAGAGCAATACCTTAATTTTGGCTCTACTGGCTGGGTAAACTACATTGCTTATCAAGGCAATATGACCCCTACACAGATTTCAGCTTGTCAATGGGAAACCGCATCTGCTGGCAAGAATTTAGTATTAGGCAATTTGCCATCCATATCTTCAACATCTTATATCGTAAAGGCTGGCGATTTTTGCCAGGTTGATCGTTATGCTTATATTGCTACCGCTGATGTTATGCGTGGTTCTGGGACTACCGTTACTATTCCTGTTCACCGCACCTTATTAACAACCTTAGTATCACCAGAAAATGCAGTTATTGGTCAATATGGCACAACCGTTGCATTAGGCGGCAATACTTATACGGGAATTACTTTCCCAATTATTTTGCAACAATATCCAACTTATAATTTGATCCCAATGACCAATGACAGCTTTATACAATGGTCAGGGCCATTTAAAGCATTTGAATCGGTATTATGAGCCAAGTTATAACACCAATACAAAATACTAACAATATTCGATATGCGGATTTTGTGCGTATTGTTACGCCATCTACAGAATATCGGTTTTCTACTGCGCCAACGGCTATTACCGTACCAGCGGTGGATTCACAGCCTTTTGACGGATTAGGTCAATTAATTGGTATTGGCAAGGTTCAACGGGATATTAAATCTACTGCCAATCAAACCACTATTACTTTGATCGGTATTGATACAGCCCTTTTGGGTGTGGTGCTAAATGGAAATCTTAAAGGCGCACAAATTACCATGTGGAAAGGATTTTTTGATACCGCTGGCAATTTAATTACATCTGGTGGTGCTGGCGGTCTTTATCAGTATTTCTATGGATTTATTAATACTTTCAACATTGGCGAACAATGGATGGAAGAAGTGCGTATGTATGTGGGTACGGTTACAGTAAGTGCCGCAAACATTCAAATGATTTTACAAAACAGAACAGTTGGTCGATTTACTAATGATGCAAGTTGGCAATACTTTACGCCAGGTGATACATCAATGAATAGAGTTGCCACTATATCAACAATTTATTATGCTTTTGGCAATAATACATCGCAAGGAAATACTCAAATAACAGGAAATCTTATTGGTGGTGGAATTCCAGGGATTGCGGCTGGATGATTAGGTTTGCAAATAAATTTGATTTTGACGCAATTTACAAAATATTAGAACACTTTTGTAAAATTCACCGATTTGAAATATTAAAAGATGAAGCTAAATGGTCAAGAGAATATGTAGGAAAACAATTAAGTATGGTTTTGGCTGGTGCTGGATTTATATTAATTGCAGAAGATTTAAGTGGTGTTTTAGTTGCAATGAAAGCCCCTTGTTTTTTTATTGAAGGCGAATATTCATTGCATGAAATTATTTGGCATAGCACAAATGACAAAACATCATTAAAGCTGTTTAAGAAGTTTATTGAAATTGGTACAGAAATGAAGAAAACTGGCGAAATAAAAGAAGCTCATTTTTCTTGTTTTACTGATTCTGATTTCAGTAGATATGGTGCAACTAAGTTACAGAACACTTGGAAGATATAGTATGGGTGGCGGTGGCGGTGTAATTGGTGCGATTATTGGTGCGGTTGTTGTTGCAATTGGGGTAGTTTTTGACCAGCCCGAATTGGTGACAATGGGACTTACTATGATGGCATCATCAGTAGTATCTGCATTAACAGCCCCAAAAGCCCCAACTAGCAACGGTCAACAATTAACAACGGGTACTAATTTACAGATTCAACCAGCAACTAATAACAAATTGCCAATCGTTTATGGTAATTGCTATATTGGCGGCACAATTACCGATCTTTCAATCACTACTGATAATCAAAACTTATATTATGTTCTTTCACTCTGCGAAGTTACGGGCAATGGCTCGGATTCCATTGCTTATGGCAATATCTATTATGGTGGTAAGTTGTGCTTGTTTAGCGGCCTTACTTATACTGATTCGAGTGTTAGCGTTGCCACTATTTCTGGCAATACTATTACTTACTCTGGCACATTATCTATACCCGTCACTTTTGGATTATTGGTTTCATTTGCTAGTTCTGGTTCACCAATTTATTACACAGTAAGTGGCATCAATACTGTTACCAAAACAATCATATTAAATAAAGCAATTGATTCATCCGTAACAATTGGCAATGAAATGTATGCTGTTAATCCTGGTCAAAACTCTAGCACAGCAGTTATAGGATTGGTTGATCCATCCACAGGATTAGTAGACGGCAAAATAAATGGGTATTTAAATATATATTTGTATAGTAACGGATCATATAGCGGAGTTAATACTAATCAATCCGCTATTAGCGTAATGCAAGCATCTGGACTTACTTATACTTGGGACAATACTAAGTTAATGACTAATTGTGCATTTGCTATTGTGCAATTAACTTATAATGCCAATGCTGGTATTACATCTATTGCTCAAACACAATTTGAAATTATTAATTCAAGAATTGCGCCAGGCGATGTTATTTATGATTATTTGACTAGCACCGTATATGGTGGGGCAATTCCCCCATCACAAATTGATACTGATAGTTTAACTGCGCTAAATACTTATTGCGCCCAAACTATTACATTTAATAATTATCTTGGCGTACCAGAAACACAGCCTAGATTTACCTTTAATGGCGCAATCGACACCACTAAAAACATATTAGACAATGTGCAAAGCATTGTAAATTGTTGCGATTGTTTACTTAAATACAATGAGATTTATGGTGTTTGGTCAATTATTATTAATCAGCCAACTTATAGCGTGGCTATGGATATTAACGATAGCAATATGGTTTCTGCTATTCAAGTGGTGTCTTTAGATATTTCAAATACCTATAACATTGCTCAATGCCAATTCCCAGACATTAGCCTAAATAGTTCATTTAACACTAGCACAGTTAATTTATCGCTTGTTGATCCAAGTTTGCTTTATCCTAATGAGCCACAAAACGCCCAGACCATTCAACTGCCATTAGTTAATAACGATGTGCAAGCCCAGCTTTTAGCCACACGGTTTTTAAAAGCGGCACGGATGGATTTGCAAATTACTTGTACCATAAACTATATTGGCTTAGAGTTGGAAGCGGGTGACATTGTTACCGTTACAAACGCAAATTATGGTTTTGTGGCAAAGTTATTTAGAGTAATTAAAGTAGAACAAAACTTTGCGCCAGACGGCACAATTTCTGTGGCATTGACTTTATTGGTTTATGACCCATCGGTTTATGATGATGCCAGCGTTACTCAGTATCAGCCACAGCCTAATAGCGGATTGCCATCGCCTAACAGCTTTGGCAATATACTAGCCCCAGTTATTGCTAATTCTTTGCCAAATGCGTCAAGCCCATCATTTCAAGTTGATGTAACCACATCTACAAATGGCATTGTGCAATATGCAGAAATTTGGTATTCAGCTTATTCCAGTCCATCACCATCACAACTTATATTTGCTGGCACAACTGCCGTGCAATCTAGTGGTGTTCCCTATAATAATTCAACTGCATTGCCACCAGTAACATTAACAAATGTATCTCCTGGGAATTGGTATTTTTTTAGCAGAATGGTTAATTCTGTAGAAACATCACTATATAGTCCACCAAGCAGTTTATTTACATGGCGGCCAACTACATTTGTGCAATATCCAGAACGCTATTTAAGTATTGCTTATGCTACAAGTCAAACTGGTACAGGATTTACTTCAAATCCTAGAGGGGCAACTTATTATGGTATTGCAAATACTAATATTCCATCATTTGATTTAACGCCAACAGATTACATCTGGTATCCAGCAAATCCCGTATTTGGTAGCTCTGGCACATTAAATTATTTGTTATTTTGCAATCGTGGCAATAACTTTATTAGCTTTGCTACTGGTAATGCCGCACCATCAGCGGGTTCTGCATTGTTTGTACCAACTGACCCTAACTATGACCCTACTATTTGGCAAGGGTTGGAAGATGGTTACAACATTATTGATCTTAATGCCCGTACTGGTCAGCTTATTCAAACTGGTACTACTACTGTAGGTACTGGAGAAATTGCAGTAAACAACAACCCACAAGGTCAAGTAGTTGCATCATTGGCGCAATTATTAACTTTCCCTGGCGGGGCTCAAACTTATACATCTAGCGTTGCTACATTGACTGTGGATGTATATGGCCGTGTTGTTGGATTTGTACCGCCAGATACATTTAATTACACTATGACCGCTTTTGATGCTTCCAGCGGTCAAACGGTTTTCCATGTAACACGGGGAACAGAATATTTATCTGGAAACTGTTTAGTATTCCAAAATGGTTTATTGCTTGATCCTAGCGAATATACCGATACTGGCGGTTCAACTGGAAATGTCACTTTAGCAATTGGGGCTAATCTAAACGATATTATTACAATCATTTCTATGGCTTCTGTGGCCGTATCAACCAGCACTACCTATAATAGTTTTAGCAGAAACTCAGATACATTAAGTAATACTGGATCATATACCGCATCAGGGTTTACTCTAGTTAGCGGCAATGAATTGTTATTCTTAAACGGTACAGTAATTAATGCACAAGACTATAATATATCTGGTCAAACCATTAGTTTTGTAAATGCTGTTTCTGGTGATTTGCAAGTTATTCAATGGACAAACAATAATCAAGGCCAACCAAACGGCAATCCATCAAATACTGATGTTTATACAATTCCTGGTCAAGCAACTTATCCGTTTACTTTCAATCCATTAGCATTTAATCTATATAATAATGGGGTATTATTATTAGAAACTGTGGATTATTCTGTAACAATTGGAAGCTATACATTGGCGCAAACACCAACAAGCAACCTTAATATCCTAGTAGAGCAATCATTTAATAGAAATGGGGCAGTATGACACAAGCACTTAATTTAGCTAATTTTGCAAATTTTCTTAATTCTTCTGGTGTTGCTGGGACTGGCGGTGGTGGCACGGGAACAAATATTGCTTCCAATGATTTAACGGTTAATGGTCTTACTGTTGGTAAGGGAACAGGTGCAGTTTCTACAAATACTGCTGTTGGTAATGGTGTTATGGCGGCTACGGCTACTGGCGGCAACAATGTGGCATTAGGTTATCAAGCATTAATAAGCAATACAAGTGGAACTTCTAATACGGCTTTGGGCAGACAAGCTGGTTACGCTTTAGCGGCTGGATTACAAAATACTGCTGTTGGTGCAAATGCAATGGATAGCGGTGATGCTTCTTATTCTGTTGCTGTTGGATATACTGCTTTATCTGCTAATAGCGGTTCATATAATGTGGCAGTTGGTAATGCGGCACTTAAATCAAACACCACCGCATCTGATAACACAGCAGTAGGCTATCAAGCTGGTTATAGTAATACTACTGGAACAACCAATACATTTTTAGGTTATCAATCTGGTTATGCAGTAACAACAAGTGGTGATGGTACTTATCTTGGTTGGCAAGCTGGTGCTGATGTAACAACTGGCGCAAATAATGTATGTGTGGGTTCTTTTGCTGGAAGATATACAACAGGAATAGTCACTGGCGGTCAAAATATTATGATTGGTGCATACACAGGTTCTGCATCAACATCTGCTAACTACCAAATTGTTATTGGCTATGGCGCAATATCTAAAGGTGCTGGTACTGGGTATATAAATCCTGGTTCAGGTGGTGTATATCAAGGTAATAATTCATCCACTTGGTTACAAACTTCTGACCAGCGACTAAAGAAAAACATTGTTAGCAACAATACAGGTTTAGATGTAATTAATGCTATTCAAGTTCGTAACTTTGAATACCGTTTACCTGAAGAAATAACTGAACTTGATTCAAATTGTGCGGTTGATGTAAAAGGGGTTCAATTAGGTGCTATTGCCCAAGAAATTCAAACAGTATTGCCTGATTGTGTAAAAGAAGAATCTACTGGTGTACTTCGTGTAGATACTGATAACCTGACTTGGTATCTAATTAACGCAGTAAAAGAACTAAAAGCAGAAATTGACCAATTAAAGGCTAAATAAAATGTTAGAACTCACACCTGAACAAGAAGTACAACGCAACTACGATGCCGCAATGGATAGCGTAAACCTACTCAATGCTGGTAAGCCTGAAAAGATGACCGATGCTGAATGGGCAGATACAGTTAAGCGTAATAAAGAACACCTTGAAATTCAAATTGCAAAAGGTGCAGAATATTACGGTTCTAATGATTTGACATCATTTACAGCGGCAATTAACAAATAATTTAACCACAATAGGAATATAAAAAATGAAAGATATTACATTAACACTTACACAAGATGAAGTAACTGGCTTGTTAATGGCTTTAGGCGAGTTTCAAATTAAAAGCGGATTAGGGCCTTTGGCTGGTAAAATTAAAGAGCAATTAGATGCACAAGCGGAAGTAATACCGCCCAAAGAATAAAATACAAGACATGATTTAAAGCCGCCTGTGAGGGCATAGGGGCTATATCGAGAATTGGATTAATCATGGCAATGTTTTCGCAAAATACGATCACTCAAGTTAGTGGTTTTGATAACCCTTGTATAGCGGGTGAATTGGTCTGGGAACAGCAGACTTATTGGAATTTAGACATCGTAGGGTCTGATGGTGTAACGCCATTAGATTTAACATCTGCCACAATTGATGCACAAATCATTCGTAGAACAGTTACAAATTTGCAAGATTCAAGATATGGCTTGTCGTTTGATATTGGTGATTACAGCCCAACTCCAACGCCTATTAGTCTTACTATTACAAATAAAGTTGCCGCACAAGGCAAATTTACTTTAGTTATTAACGATTCAACCTGGGGGCTAATGGCCGATGATCCAGAATTAGATATTGGCGCACAAGACTGTGTTGCTTATTCTGGTCGTATCAAGATTAGTTTTCCCGCATCAGGATCAAACCCCGCAAATGATTACATCATCTTCCTACTTTTTCTGATCCGTTCTGATGGCATCGTAGTGGAGTAATCATGGGCATAAAAGTTAATGTAACGGATCAAAATAATGTGTCCGTATCTGTAGTGCCACAAGCACGGCAGACAGTTAAGGTTGCAACTCCACCCAATCAAACTATCAAGATTGATCGTGGTTTAGTTGGCCCACAAGGATTAAGTGGTTACTCAGGTTATAGCGGTCAATCTGGGCAATCTGGATTATCTGGATTTAGTGGTTACTCAGGTCAAAACGGCACTATTGGTCACGATGGCGCATCTGGCTACTCTGGTTACTCAGGATTTAGCGGATATAGCGGATCAGGTACAAGTGGCTATAGTGGTTTTTCTGGTACTTCTGGATTTTCTGGCGCAATAGGGCAATCTGGATTATCTGGTTATTCTGGATTCTCTGGTCAATCTGGATTTAGTGGATCAGGCGTAAGTGGCTGGTCTGGATTTAGTGGAACATCTGGGTATTCTGGATTTAGCGGTTACTCTGGATCGGGTGTAAGCGGATATTCTGGATTCTCAGGCGAATCTGGATTTTCTGGTATTTCTGGATTTAGTGGAATATCGGGTTATAGCGGATATAGCGGTCAAGTAGGTGCATCTGGTATTTCTGGCTATTCTGGATTTTCTGGAATGAGTGGTCAGCAAGGTACATCAATCAACATTAAAGGATCAGTAGCAACTCCAGCCGATTTGCCTTTAGTTGGCAATCTTCCTAATGATGCTTATATTGTCGATTCCAATGGCGATCTTTATGTATGGTCTGGCACGACTTGGAATAATGTAGGCGAAATTGTAGGGCCACCAGGCACATCTGGTTATTCTGGTTATAGCGGTTACTCAGGAATTTCTGGTTACAGCGGTTTCTCAGGAATTTCTGGCTATTCTGGTTACTCTGGTATATCTGGCTTTAGCGGTAGCGGTGTAAGCGGTTATAGCGGCTTTTCTGGGTATTCTGGTAGTGGCGTATCGGGCTGGTCTGGATTTAGCGGTATAAGTGGTTTTAGTGGATTCTCAGGCTATTCTGGTAGCGGTGTTTCTGGTTACTCAGGATTTAGTGGTATATCAGGATATTCTGGCGCAGTTGGACAATCTGGTACAAGTGGATATTCTGGATTTTCTGGAATCAGCGGTTACTCTGGTAGCGGAGTATCAGGATATAGCGGCTACTCAGGAATAAGTGGGCAAAATGGACTATCAGGCTATAGTGGTATTTCTGGATTTAGTGGCTATTCTGGTATTAGTGGTTACTCTGGTTCTGGCGTATCAGGATATTCTGGATATTCGGGTAGCGGCATTAGTGGATATTCTGGCTATTCTGGTATTTCTGGGTATAGCGGAATTAATGGTGCATCAGGTTATTCTGGAATAAGTGGTTACTCTGGCATCAGCGGATTCTCTGGATATTCTGGCATTAGCGGATATTCGGGTAGTGGTGTAAGTGGATATAGCGGTTACTCAGGCTATAGCGGATCAGGTGTATCTGGATATTCTGGCTACAGCGGCATTTCTGGTTATTCTGGTAGTGGCGTTTCTGGTTATAGCGGTTACAGCGGCTACTCAGGAATTAGCGGATTCTCTGGTTATAGCGGTAGTGGTGTTTCTGGCTACTCTGGTTACAGCGGATATTCTGGCTCTGGCGTAAGTGGCTATTCTGGTTATTCTGGAATTTCTGGATATTCTGGCGCAGTTGGTCAAAGTGGCTATTCTGGAATTTCTGGTTACTCAGGATTTAGTGGTCAAAACGGTGGCGGTGGCGTACAAGGCTTTTATGGTTCTTTTTATGACACAACCAATCAAACTGCCGCAAATACAACAACAGCTTATGTTGTAAACATTGGTAGTCAATTTGAAGCTAATGGCGTAAGCATTGTTTCTGGTAATCAAATTAAATTTGCAAATGCTGGTACATACAATCTTGAATATTCATTGCAATTTGCAAATTCAGATTCCAATGGCGATAATGTCGATGTATGGCTAAGAAAAAATGGTTCTGATGTTGCAGATAGTAATTCTATTTACAATGTGCCAGGTACAGCGCATGGCGGTGCTGGTGCGTTAATTGCCGCAGTTAATTATGTTTTAACAGTTTCCGCTGGTGATTATTTGCAATTAGCTTGGGCAGTTTCTAATACAAGCATTTCTATTACAACAACTAGCGCACAGACTGGGCCAACTGTGCCAGTAACGCCAGGTGTAATTGTTACCGCAACTCAAGTAATGTATACCCAATCAGGTTACAGCGGTATAAGCGGTTATTCTGGCTTTAGCGGTATATCTGGCTACTCAGGCATATCAGGCTATAGCGGTTCTGGAGTGTCAGGCTATAGCGGATATTCTGGTTCTGGCGTAAGCGGTTATTCTGGATATAGCGGTTACTCAGGCGCAGTTGGCACATCAGGCTATTCTGGCTTTAGCGGAATATCTGGTTATTCTGGAACAAATGGTACTAATGGCGCATCAGGCATTAGCGGCTATAGTGGTTATTCTGGATCAGGAATTAGCGGATATAGCGGGTACTCTGGAATTTCTGGTTACTCAGGTTATTCTGGATCAGGCGTATCGGGTTATAGCGGTTATTCTGGGTACAGCGGATATGGCATTGCATTAACTTATGACACATTTACCGCCACCGCAAGCCAAACAACATTTAGCACATCATTAAGTTATACATCTGGCAAAATTGAGGTGTATTTGAATGGCGTTAAAATGCGTAACGGTACTGATGTAACAGTAACTAGCGGCACAAGCATTGTATTCGGAACAGGATTAACAGCGGGCATGATAGTCGATGCAGTTTATCCGCATTAAATAATATAAAAACATGACAAAACAAGATGAAGTAAATGAGTTGATGAACAACTATGAACGGGCGGTATTCTTAAAGGGTGATCCAGTTTATCCAAGAGAATCCACCCGTTATTTTTGGGCTAAAGAAAATTTATTTGGTAAAAAAGTATTAGACATAGGTTGTTCTAATGGCTATGGCCGACAATTTTTGCCAAAAGATATTGAATATACAGGGTTAGATTACGATCCTAAAATCATTGAAAACGCCAAAGCACAAGGATGGGATGGTATTAACAAATTTGTTAATGCCGACATCAACACTTATCCACTAGAACAATACGACACCATCATTGCTTTTGAAGTCATTGAGCATTTAGATAATGGTTTAGAAATTGCCAAAAAACTAAAAAAGCATTGCAAACGACTATTGATTACTTGTCCCTGGAATGAACCAAAAGGTTTTTGGGGCGAACATCACAAATTACACGGAATAAACGAAAGTCATTTTCAAGGTTTTGATATTTCTTATATTGGGGAACATGGGCAAATTACAAGTTATCCGCAACCCATCAATGAATACAATCGTTTTAATCTAATGATTGCCAAATGGGACAAAGCGGCACAAAGGAAAGAAATTTTATGTTCTGTGGCCACCAGAGGGCGTTATACAACGACTTTGCCAATGGTTTTGATGGCTATAGCCAATCAGACTAAAACCCCTGATAAGTTAGTTATTTTTGACGATAACGACAATCCCGAAGATATGCGGGAAAACCCTATATACCAGCATATATTTCAAATATTGGATTACAAGAAAATTGCATGGGAATGGTTATTTGCCGACAAAAAAGGTCAGCATCATATCCATCAAAAAGCGAATGAGATGGGCTACAAATGGGTTTGGCGTGTAGATGATGATGCTATTCCAGAACCCAATGTATTAGAACAGCTTTATACCTATATAAGCGAAGTGTCTAAAGTTGGCAATCCAATAGGCGCAGTTGGTGGGTCAATTTTGACTTTACCAGCAATATTTGATACATCAAAATCTACAGGAAAAATTGCCGACATTGATAAAGAACCCAATATTCAATGGGGAATTATCAATAAATCAAATTTTGTAGAGCATTTGCATTGCTCATTCTTATATCGTGCTGGCGTACATGACTATAACTTAGGTTTATCCCGTGTAGCCCATCGGGAAGAAACGCTATTTACTTATGGATTGCATCAAAAAGGATATAAATTACTGGTTGCCCCTCATGCAGTAACTTGGCATTTAAAAGCGCAAGGCGGCATAAGGTCTGAAACAAATGAAGGGATGTACGCCCATGATGAACAAATTTTTAGAAATACACTACAGCTTGCCGACTACACCGTTGTTGTGCTTAATTGCGGGGCTGGTGATCATATCGTGTTTTCTCATGTGCTACCTGATATACATAACCCTATGGTATTTACTTGCTATCCAGAAATCGTGCCAGGCAGATCAATAGCAGAAGCACAAGCATTGTTTGAGGATTTAGACCGCTGGAATATCTATAAAAAGATGGCGCAATGGGATTGGAAAGACAGTTTAGAAAATGCTTATAGAAAGCTATATTTATGATTATTATTGCCCCTTTTGCTAAAAAATTGCATAGCATTAAAAACAACCCTAAAAACTATCCATATTGGGAAGAACTTATACAAAAAATCCCAAAAAATATACATATTGTGCAAGTAGGTGTAGAGGGCGAAAAACAATTAGTGCATGAATTTTACAAAAATTTGCCTATTTCTGAATTAAAACAACTAATACTTCAATGCCGGACTTGGATTGGAGTTGATAGTTTTTTTCAGCATCTAGCATGGGACTGTCAAAAGCCTGGCGTTGTATTATGGTCTGTATCTGATCCATTAATCTATGGGCATCCAGAAAATACTAATTTGCTAAAGTCCCGTGATTATCTTGCCCAGAATCAATTTCTCTGGTGGGATTTTACTGAATATAACCCTGATGCGTTTTTAAAACCCGAAGAAGTGATAAAATACATTTTGTAATACATCGGACAATACAATATATTCCCTAAACTTTGATATGGTTTTGTTATGTCCGATTTTCAAATTGACCCAGTTAAATACGGCCAGTTATGGCAAAAAGTTGATGATTTAACCGTAAAGGTTGATAAGCTGGAAGAAGGCATGGAAACATTATTAGCCCTTGCCAATCAATCAAAAGGTGGTTTCTGGGTTGGCATGGCCGTTGTGTCGGCATTTAGCACCTTTATTGGATTTTTAACTCATTACTTTATGAGCAAGTGATGTGTCAGATCATCTTGGTATTGAACAGGGCATTAAAGCATTAAGCGGATCATTAGATTCGACCAGAAAGGCTACGCATGGGCTATCTAAAAGCATTGAAGGCATACAGCAAGATGGCGTTGACTTGGCTAATAGAAAGGCTCAAGAACGCATTAGATTGCGTAGGGAAAATGAATTAAAGAAAGAAAAGGCATTAATTAAAGCCTTAGATGAATGGAAGCGCAAAAAGCAAATTTCTGAGGAAGAAGCAAAACTTAAAATAGATTTTGTTAAAAAATATGGCGCAAAAGAATGGGATGCAGTATTGAGAATTAAATTAGATATTGAAAATCTTGAAAGAAAAGAAAATCAAGAATTTCAACATGATTTAAAAGAAATTAGGCGGGTGCAAATGTGGTGTTTTGTGGCCGCATTAATAGTAACATTATGGTTAAAGTTTGTATTGGGAGTAATATAAATGAACAAAATATTAACGCACATTTTGACTGGAAAAGATAATCAAACTTTCTGTATTGCTAGAATGGCTTGGATGCTTGGCTTTTTACTTGTTGGCGGTGCGGCTATATATTTAATATATGCTGGAAAAGAGATTAGCCTTACCGAATTGGCTGGCGCATTAGGCATTGTGTCTGGCTCTGGTGCGGCTAGTGTTGCTGGTAAACAGCTTGCTGGCGCAGAACCAGAAGGACAATAATGTTTAAAAATCTATTAAGTCTAGCGACTGAATTTATGGGTGGTTCTAGTGTCCAAATTTACATATATATTGGTCTTTTACTTGGTGGGTTTGGGGCTGGTTTTTATGTGGAACATTTGCGTTTTTCTAATTACCAAATACAAATCGAACAAGCCGCCAAAGCACAAGAAGCACACAACGAAGCAGTCAAAAAACAACACGAAATAGTAACGAAAGGTATTCAAGATGAATATGATGCGAAACTTAGTTTATTGCGCCAGTATTACTCTAATGGGGTGCGCCAGCCCAGTAGCAGTACCGCAAGCCCCCTTTCCACAACCGCCAGCATCGCTAATGCAAGTGCCGCCTACAATCAACTTGCTTACCAATGCAGTCAAACAACCTTAATGTTGGTGGAATTACAAAAATGGCTGACAGAACAAGTAGGTATAGCAAATGATCAATAACTTTGAAAAAAGCCTAGAGTTGGTATTAAAGTCAGAAGGTGGCTTTACTGATAACCCTAAAGACCCTGGCAATCATTTAGATGATGGCAGACAAGGTTGTACCAACTTAGGCGTTACCCAGAAAGCATGGGAAGAATTTGTAGGGCATAAAGTATCAACTGCCGACATGAAGGCTTTGACACCAGAAAAAGTAGCCCCGTTTTATCAGCAAAAATACTGGAATCCCGTGTACGGTCAAGTGCTAAGTAAAGGTATTGATTATTTATGCCTAGATTTTGCTATCAATGCTGGCCCTGGGCGTTGCGTAAAGACCTTGCAATCTGCCATTGGTTGCGTACCAGATGGCGTAGTTGGCCCAAAAACGATGGAGTTGCTTAAACAAGTTGATCCAGCCGATTTAATTAATAAATTTAGCGATGCAAAAATAAGGTTTTATGAAGGACTGCCAACTTTCCCTACATTTGGTAAAGGCTGGTTAGCAAGGGTTGAAACAGTCCGTAAAGCCGCATTAGAAATGCTTAACGAATCCTAGATACTTTTGCTTTTTTAAGCACCATTTCGTATTCTTCTTTGGCTTTATCATCAAGTTTACGCAAGGGCAACTCTTGATAAAACTTCCATTTCTTTTGGTACTCAGGTAATTCTGATGGTGGAATCCAGCCATTTTGTCGCCACCTTTGAGTAATATCAGTACCGCTAACTGTCCAAATGTAATCATTCATGTTTTTACCTTTCATTGACTTGCCTTTAACTCTTTTAATTCAAATAATCCATCCCTTTCTGGTTTGATGGTTAAATATAGTCTAGCTAAATACGGTGATGCGTTATTGCTAATTTTAAAGCCATTTGGGTTGATTCTTGATCGTTGCTCTGCTTCTTCAATTTTGGATTGATGCCGCAAAAAAACACATAAATCCCGTGCTGAATGATGCCTAATACCCAAATCCCAGATTTTATTGGCTTCATTAAAGAACGCTACTAATATATGCCAATTACTTTCTACCCAATCGCCAAAGTCTAAACGGTAGCTATCTGGATCACTTTTTATAATATTTCTAACTTTTTCTTTCTTATCTTCTGGAATCATTTTGATTCAATCCATATTAGGCCAATCATTAAAAAAATTGCAATCCAAGTAAAAATACCAGTTAATACCATTAAAGAAAAAAATATATTCATCGTGACCCCCATAATTGAATTTCGAGTTGCTCAACTTGTTGCATAAGCCATTTATTTTTGGTTTCTAAAAATTTTACTTTTTCTTGCAACTCTACAATTTTGTTTGCGTTTTCAAATAACAATGTTTGAATATCTTGCCGATCTTCTGTAGTAAATGTAGTCATTTCATTATGCCTTTCTTAGTATTGCAACACATTCATAAACAACATCAGATAAACCTTTATTAGGTCTTTCATCTTCAAGTTTATTGGCATACTTTTCAAGTAAATCAATTCCATCAGGTAATGTCTTTGCTGGATGGGTGTAGAGTGGTTCTGCACCTTCTACTGGTGCTTGATAAATACTCCAATATCCATCATTATCTTTGCTTCTCCACGCTACTGGTTCATTATTCATATCAATCCTTAAATTTCAAAATTGGTTTGTTTAATGATTCCAATATCCATTGGCAATATTGCTTTAACTCATCAATCGTTTCACCGCCTACAGTTGCGGTGGTATGGCCCATTGGTTTACCCATTGAATCGTAATAAACTTCTCGCACTTCAATATATGGTTCACCAGGTAAATCGGGATCATCTAAATGCACTAACCTTAAATTCCAAGTCATAATAATTCTTCCTGTCCATCAACAATTTTGCGTAGGTCTAAATCCTCATCCTTAAATATTTTTACAAATAGACTACGAGTAGGATTACGGTCAACATCCAAGTAACATGACCCGCTAACAATATAGCGAAGAAAATGAGTGCAAGCCCAATCATTCTTTTTGCAATCTTCTTTATATCGGCAATCATCACAAGGGCATTTCTCATTAAAAAGGCTTTGGACACCTTTTCTCATTTGCGATCCTTTGGTGGTTGTTTGTTATGGGATGGATAAGATGGATATGCTGGCATTACTGGCGGCACTCTCATCAAAATCCCCATCCAAACATAACGCCAAGAATTACGCCAAGAATGATTACTCCAATCCAGTCAATAAGTTTTTGTTTCATTTTGATTCGCCTAAAAAGATGCCCCCGTAGGGGTGATTAATTAATCTAATTTTTTTGCAACAACTTCATTGCGTGTATCTGTATATTCAAAAAAATAATGTTTTACAGAATTTAAAATTTGATTTGCTTTTTCAGTATGGCCCATTGAAATCATTTCTTGTGCATCAGAAAGCATACCAGCCAATGTCATGTTGATGTTGTAAGCACGATCAAAAAAACCTTCCAAACTATTTGTTGTTGTGCCAAACATTTTGATGTCTTGATTTTGCATTTTTACTACTCCTTTTTAGTACCATCCCCCGATGGAGTAACCACAGATTAATGTATTACAAAACAATATAATACTAGGAGAAACCCTAATGTATGGATATACAGTATTTAAATAAATGTATAGTTAATTACACAATTTATACATATAGGTAGCAATGTTTATACATTTTTGATGCTTATAGGTAAAAGGTGGTGGCGATCATCCCGTGAAGGATCGGGGGAATCCAGACAACCGCCACCGTGATTAGATTAGTTTGTTGCGAATACGGTAAAACTCAAGTAATCGGACAAAACATTCCCATCCCAAATCCAAGTCGGATGGGTCTATAGGGATTAGTTTAACCTTATTTTGTTTGGCATTTACATACAGAATGGCGCAATCTGCATTGGGCATCTTTAAACCCTGTCTGTAGGCCGCCAGTTGCATCTGGTGGTCAAACATTACATCAACTTTATCTAGGTCTTTTTCTGTGGTTTTTACATCACAGACCGCCCCGTTAAAGCCGACATATGGCTTGGCGTGTAAATCCACTTTGCCGCCAAACTTATCATTGCCAAAACTATGTTCTGGAAGCCATGCACAAGCACTAAAATGGTCTTGTAAAGCCTTTTCTACTTCAAAGCAATACAAAGGTACTTGTGGAAGATAAACACCTTCCATAAATGATTCTATGATGCCGTGAATATTTGTACCCCGTTCTGCGGCTTGTTTGCTGGTTTCTCGCGAATCTTGCATAACACGGGTAAGCCAATCAGATTCCGATTCATTAGGAAATCTGGGCAAAGTTAAAGCGGATAGCAATAACTGTTCGTTTTTCCACCGAGTTAATCCAGGGCGATCTATCTGCTGGATGATTGTGGTTACTGACGGTACTAAGTTTAGTTTTTTTGCATCCCGCAAAGTTGTATTGCGTTCAACCCCATTAGCACCAATTATGCGATAGGCTGGTGTACCGTTGGTTTCGTACCAATGGCCTGATTCTGCATTATTGTCTTTTACTATCATATATTCCCCCGAAATTTAAGGTGGGCTACTCACAATCTCTTAGCCGTTCGCTTCCTATAGCTATAGGCTGAATAACATTGCTTTCGCCCAAAAACTTATTGTTGCATTAACAAAATCCGTTGATATTCTGCTGGGTCTGTTACTTGATCCGCACATGACCGAATTACCGTATTAATAACGCTAATCAAGCCATCACGGGTCATAGCAATCAATTCCCGTTCTTCATCAACATTGTAAGATTCTACAATTCTTGTTTCTGTTTTTTGGTTAATTACTTCGTTAAATACGGTATTCATATCAACTCCTAAAATGGAACATCATCATCAACAATCGGATTTTGGTCAACGCTATTTGACCATTCCGCTGATTTCTTAATAATGTCTTGTACCCACGGCCACAACTTCTCAAAAGAATCTTTGGTGTATTTCTTTAAATCAAACAAAACAATTTCGTTATGGGTTTTAGGGAATCCAGCCTTAACAATCATAGATGGTACTTGTGATAAAGCATCCAAATTGGCATATGTTTTGCCATTCCATTGATTGTGTACCACATTCACCATTGCCCATTTATCCAACATAGCCTTCATATCAAACGGCAAATCGACACCTTTAACTAACTTTTTACCTTTCCAGCTTTCAATGTCTAAACGCAATCTTGCCGCTTCATTCATTGAAAAGGTATATTTCTTATTAATCACCAATGGTTTGCCATCAATTTCTAATGGGCCATTACTATCTTCACCAAACAATTCAAAGCTAATCATTACTTTGTGTTGTTGTTTTGCAGATGGTTGACCATTCTCGATAAAATTTACCGTCTGGTGTCCTAAATCGATAATGCTAAAACATCTGCCCAGATAGCTACCTGGTTCAATTTTTCTAAACTCTTGTGTTGGTGTATCGTCAATAATCATTTTTTTTCC